TAATTATGTTGCAACAGACAACTTGGGCGAAATTATTGAAAAACTTGCTATTATTCATATTCGTATGTGGATGTTAGAAGATGCTTGTCAAGCAGCGAAAACAGATGAAGAATTGGCAGATCTAAAACGCAAGGTCGATATCTGTTTTAAAGTTAAAAGACCAAAGTTTGTTCAAGCAATTAATCTTCTTGTAGATGATTCCATTAGAACAGGTAAAGTCCTAAGAGAAGATTCTGTAAAATTATATAAAGGCGTAGAACATGGCTAAAATAGTATTCTTTAATCATTATCATCGTGGCGATCTTCTTACGCATAAAGAATATGTTCGTCAAATTAAAAATGAATTGCCTGATGTGGAATTTGAATATCTACATTTTAATCATCCTAAACTGACTAGAGATCTGGATATCCCTAAGGTCGGCGAACCTACAAATTTAGATCACAAAACTCCTTTTTATCAGGATGGAGAAGTTCTATATGTGAATACTTGGATAGGTTGCTTCTGGGATATTTTCTGTAAGCATGGCGGAATTAATATGAATTCTCTTTGGTATCAATGGGAAAAGATTTTTGAAACAATTAGTCAGGCATTTTCTGTAGAATTAAAATTAAAAGAAGAAAAAGAATTTTATTTGCCAAGTATTGACTTTTCAAGATTTAATGTTTCAAGTGTAGACCAATATTTAGAACAAAACATTGGAAGAAAAAAGATTCTGCTTTGCAATGGTTCTCCAAAGTCTGGTCAATCATTTGCTTATAATATGAAAGATTATGTGGAGAAGGTTGCGGAAAATCATTCCGACATTGACTTTATTTGTACAGAAAAATTTGAAACAAATATAAGTAATGTTCTTTTTACTGATGATATAATTAAGGATACTGAAGTAGAAGAAAAAAGAGCTCCTTGGGAAGACAGGGAATTAAACTTCTGCGATCTACAAGAAATTTCTTATCTAAGTGAAAACTGCGATGGTATTGTAGGTAAGAATTCTGGTCCTTTTGTTTTTTGCGAAACGAAAAACAATTATATGAATCCAAAGAAAAAGTTTCTTTCGTATAATGTTAGCTGGGGTCCTGCATTTCAAACTGGGGAAATTAAACCTACAGAGACAATGTCTAACGGATTAAATTTAGAATGTGATTATAGAATTGTACCTATTTCTAACATACATGATTTAACTGAAGATGATGTGAGAAACATTACTAATTCTTTAGAAAGTTTGGCTAGGGGTCTATGAAAAAATTAAAACTTGGTTTTGCTGATACGCATGAACATCTTGCTATGTTCTTTTCTACACTATTGGCTAACAGATTTGATGTAGAAATAGATAATAAAAATCCAGACTATCTTATCTTTGGCGATGAGAATTTTGGGAATACTAATTTAAATTTTAATAAAAAAGATGTAGTTAAAATTTTCTATACCGGAGAAAATCGTAGACCGGAAAATTATGACTGTCATTATGCTATATCCTTTGATCATAATTTTAATTCCTGGCACTATAGATTGCCATTGTTTGTAATCTATATGTGGTCTTTAGATCAAATTCATAAGACTCCTTTTAGCTATTATCATATTTTAAATAATTTTCCTGCAATGGAAAAAACAGGATTTGCCTCCTTTGTTGTTGGCAATCCTAGCTGCAAAGAAAGAAATGAATTCTTCGAAAAGCTAAGTGCTATTAAGAAAGTAGATAGCGGCGGAAAAGTATTTAATAATATTAATGCCAGTTTAGATGGAGAAGAAGCAAAAATTAACTTCCTTGCAGAAAGAAAATTTAATATTTGTTTTGAATCTATGTCCTATCCGGGATATGTTACAGAAAAGATTTTACACGCATTCTATGCTAAGACTATTCCTATTTACTGGGGAAGCACTACTGTAGATAGTGATTTTAATCCTAGAGCATTCATTAATGTTCATGACTTTGAAAGTTTTGATCATGCCATAGAGCACGTGATGAAGATTGATTCTGATGAAGATCTTTATCAAAGAATGATTGCGGAGCCTGCATTTTCTTCGAACATTCCTAGAGATTATGTTCTTTTAAGTAACTTTTTAAATTGGTTTGAGTCTATTGTCTACAATAGAATTGATGCGAGAGAATAATGAATATACAAACCTTTATTTTTAACTGGCGTGGTCAGTTTGAAAACACTTTAGAAAAAGAAGATCAGTTGGATGCTATAGGCAAGAATCCTATAGTTATTAACAGTGACGATGAGAAAAATTATATTGAAGGATGGCATCATATAGGCAATGAATGCTACTTCGGAGAACAATTTGCCAAGGCGATTGAATTGTTTGACGGAGATGTTTTATTTCATGTACAGGCAGATGCATCATATGACAATTGGAAAAAGTTATATGAGGATGCGGAAAAATATTTTGAAACAACCGACTGGGGTATCTACGCTCCTAATGTAGATTATACCTGGTATGATGCCTCAAGAACAGATATTAATAATCTAGATTTTCCAATTCCCGGTTTAAAGATTGTAGCAAATACTGACTGCACTTGCTGGTTTATTCATAAAGACATTATTGAACTTTACAAGCAACGTAATTTAAAGTTAGAGCAATACAAGATGGGTTGGTCCTGGGATATAATTTTACCTGCTCTTTGCTATCTAAATCAAAGACCAGTTATACGAGATTATAATCATACTATTAAGCACCCAAGAGGCACTAACTACGATACACAAAAAGCAGAAAAAGAAATGTGGGATTTGTTTAATTCCTTGCCTTTAGATTTAAAAGAAGCTTTTAGTTATATCAAAGGCGATAGACAACAGTTAGCTAAATATTATGCAGAAGATTATAGCATTTAGTTTGTGGGGCGAGGATCCTAAATATTGTTTAGGTGCTATACGAAATGCCCAATTAGCAGCAAAGTTCTTCCCCGAATGGACTTGTTTCTTTTATCACAAAGATGTCCCCGGAACATATATTGAAGTTTTAAAAGACTTTAGCAATGTTAAAACAATACAAATGGATCATAATTCATTTGGTGCATTCTGGAGATTTTTTGACATGAGCGAAGGCACAATTGTACTTTCCAGAGATTGTGACTCAAGATTATCTATGAGAGAAAAAGTTATCGTAGATGATTGGTTAAAGTCTAAAGAAAGTATGTGCGTAATTCGAGATCATATTAATCATTATGAATTTCCTATACTTGCGGGTATGTGGGGAATTAAAAATGGTCTTAAAGAAGATGTAAAGAATGCAATGAAAAGATACTGGTCCACGCACGCATATACTATAGATCAACTCTATCTTAGAGACCATGTCTGGCCTGCACTCAAAGATGATTGTAAAATTTATGGTATAAAAGAAACTCTTTGGATGCGCCAATCATATTCTGAACTAGGAAGAAATTTTATCGGTCAAACCTACAACGAATATGAATATCCTATATACGAGGCGGCATTGCAATGACGGGCATAGTTCTACATCATCACACCGGTCTTGGTGATCATTTTATGTGTAATGCTATAGTACATCATATGGCAAAAAAGTATGGTGAAGTCGATCTCATAGTTAAGGAACATCTGGTAAACACCATGTGTCACCTATATGAAGATTATGATAACATTTACATAGTTCCTGTTACAGAAGAATTTTCTCAAAGTGTGCACTATGCATCTCATCATAAAAAAGATTTACACCGTGTAGGGTTTGATTCTTGCGATTTTAATAACTTCGAAGAATCATTTTATAGACAGATCGGTTTAGATCCTCAAGAAGAATACGACGGATTTATTTTTCCTACTAATTTAGAAAACTCTAAAAAGTTTTATGAAAAGGTTATTGCTGATAAAGGTGAGGATTACATCTTTGTTCATGATGTAAGTTCTTATAGAAGTTTTGATCTTAGAATAGACTCACCTTTTCCTAGATTTACAGTAGACAAAAATGATACTGATGATGTTTTAGATTATATAGATACTATCTGCAATGCAAAAGAAGTTCATGTAATTAATAGCGGATTGAATAATTTAGTATTCCAATTGTTTCATAAAAACAAAATTAAAACCGACAAAGTATATTTTCACGATATACGAAAACCTAAGGATGGAGGAATACCTGTAAAAGTTCCTCCAGGAGTTAAAGTAGTTGAATATGAGGAAGTCTAATTAATGAATAAAGTAACTATTATTACACCTACCACAGGTACAAAATATCTCGACGATTGCCTCTCATCTGTAAGTAATCAGACACATAAAAATTTACAACACTTTGTAGTAGTAGATGGGCCTGAATATAAAGATAAAGCTTTAGCAGTTCTAAATAATTATAAAGATAAAACTGTTTTAACCTTGCCTGAAAATACAGGCGCAGGCGGATATAACGGTCATAGAATATATGGATCGATTCCTTATCTTGTAAATTCAGATTACGTAATGTTTTTAGATGAGGATAACTGGTTAGAGCCGGATCACGTAGAAAGCCTGGTTAACGTAATCCAAGAGGGTAACGACTGGGCGTTTTCACTGAGGAAAATTTATGACGGCGATGGTAATTTTATTTGTAATGACGATTGCGAGAATCTCGGACTTTGGCCGACGTGCATTAGCGACCAAGAATTCTTCGTCGATGTAGGCGCATACTTTTTACCAACGCCAATCGCAATTCAGATTTCGCCTTTATGGTATAGGCGCGCAAGACATCCCGATGAACAACCTGAGGTTGATCGAATCATAATGCAGATTCTTTTACAATATGGTTTTAAGTATAATACTAATGGCAAATATACTTTGAATTATCGTGTAGGAAACAGAAGTGACTCCGTACAGAAAGAATTTTTCTTATGGGGCAATGATAAAATGAAACAAAAATATAATGGAGAGTATCCGTGGAGAAAATAGAATACAAATATAATGAAGGTGAGCTTTTAGATGAATTCAAAAAGTATATAGATGCAACTTATAGCCAACACTATTCTATGAATAAGTATCAGGCTACTGAATTTATTATTGATAACGGACATGGTGTTGGATTTACCGCCGGCAACGTAATGAAATATGTTCAAAGATATGGAAAGAAAGCCGGAAGGAATAGACAAGACCTACTAAAGGTGTTACACTATGCCTTAATGCTGTTGTATGTGCATGACATTGAAACTAAGGAGACTAAATAATGCAGATTAGTAATGAAACAATCCAAGTTCTAAAGAACTTTGCCACAATTAATTCTAATCTTATGATTAGAAAAGGTAAAAAATTGGCAACAATTAGTACAGCTAAAAATATTTTTGCCAAAGCAGAAGTAACTGAGGAATTCCCAGCTGAAGTTGCAATTTATGATTTGAACTCCCTACTTGCACTTTTGACTCTTGTAGAGAATCAAGAAGTAGAATTTGGTGAGAAGAGCTTGACAATCTCTAAGAACAACGGCAAGTTTGAATATTTCTATGCTTCGCCTAACGTAATTGTTGCTGCCCCTGAAAAAGAAATTGAACTTGATACTCATTATCAGTTTAAACTTACTTCTGAAGACGTGAATATGATTATGAAGGCTGCAGCTATTACAGGCGCACCTACAATTTCTATTATTAGCAAGAACGGCAAAGTTAGTTTAACCGTAGGTGATAGAAAAAATGACACTGCTAATAACTATAAAAAGAACATTGGTGAAAGTGAATCAGACTTTGAATGTCATATGGCAGTAGAAAATTTTAAAGTTATTCCCGATGCCTATAATGTAATTATTTCTAAAAAGAAAGCATTCTTACTGAAGCACGAAACTAAATCTATTGAGTATTTTATTGCAATGGAAAATGATTCTGTTGTATAATTTTTGAATTAATATTATGGAGTTGTTATGGATTATCGTGAAGATGAGTTTCTCTGGGTTGAAAAGTATCGACCCAGAAAGTTAGATGATTGTATTCTCCCCGCAAGCCAGAAAAATGTTTTTAAGGAAATGCTTGCGAAGGGAGAAATACAAAATATGCTTTTATGTGGTGGCGCAGGTATGGGCAAGACCACTGTCGCAAGAGCATTGTGTGAAGAACTCCAAACAGATTATATCATTATTAATGGTTCTGAAGAATCTGGTATTGATGTTCTTCGTACAAAAATTAAACAGTTCGCTTCTGCAGTTTCTTTCAGCGGCAGACCAAAGGTTGTAATTTTAGATGAGGCAGATTATCTAAATCCTAATTCTACACAACCTGCTCTTCGAGCTTTCATCGAAGAGTTCTCAGCAAATTGTAGATTCATTCTTACTTGTAACTTTAAGAATAGAATCATTCCTCCACTTCATTCTAGAACTGCGGTTATAGAATTTAAATTACCTAAAACTGAAAAGCCTAAAATTGCTGCAGCATTTTTTAAACGAGTAAATGAAATACTTGAGATTGAAAAGGTTGAAGCTGATGGAAAGGTTATTGCTAAGGTAATTGAAAAACACTTCCCCGACTATCGTAGAATTTTAAATGAGCTTCAGCGTTACAGCAGCTCAGGTAAAATAGACGAAGGTATCTTTACTAATCTAGGTGAAAGCAATATGCAAGAGCTTATTGCAACACTAAAAGATAAGGATTGGAAAAAGATGAGGACTTGGGTTGTTAATAATATTGATAATGATCCACAAACTATCTTTAGAAAATTGTATGATACACTTTGCGATGAGGTCGTGCAAATTCCGCAATTAGTTTTGCTGCTTGCAGACTATCAATATAAGTCTGCATTTTGCGCAGATCAAGAAATTAACTTAGTTGCCTGCCTAACAGAAATTATGGCAGCAGTAGAATTTAAGTGAGGCGAAAATGGGTAAAGACTTTGAAACGCATTCTATTGGAACAGCCAGGGAAATACAATATAGTAGAGCTTTAGCTATGGCTATCGAAAAAGAATTGGGAGTGAGTTATTTTTCTGAGAATGTACTAGATGCCTACGAAAAACTAAAAGCTCATTATACTTGGCAGATTGAAAACGAACACCTGTAAGATTATGAATTTATTTGGCGAACCTAGTAAGGTGTATGAAGTGGAGCCTTACAAAGCTCCCGCAATTACCCCTTTTGACTTCCTTAATTCTATTCATCATTCTAAGGAAAACTTGATTGTTGACGATTGGTCCGAGAAACAATATAATCCCTATATTATAAACAAAGGACTATCGTATGGGCATGACACAGTAATACCCGCAAATGAGATGAATTCCAGACCCCATTTGGACAAAATACTGCAATTTCATTTTCTTATAAATATTATTAGGCCTAAAAAAAGATTCAATAAATGGATCAAGGCCGAGAAGATCGATGATTTGGAAACAGTAAAAGAATACTATGGCTACAGCACAGAAAAAGCCAAACAAATTCTTCCCCTTCTAAATGATTCGGTTATAGATGAAATGAAAAAAAGAATAACAAAGGGTGGTAAGAAATGACAGACATCATCTCAATTGATTTTCCTGGGTACAATCCGTTAGAAGTAATCTTAAGAGAACCAGACGATTTTTTGAAAGTGCGTGAAACCTTAACTAGAATAGGTGTAGCTTCGAGAAAAGATAAGACATTATATCAATCATGCCACATACTACATAAGCAGGGAAGATATTTTATTGTACATTTTAAAGAACTATTTGCGTTAGATGGTAAGGTAGCGGATTTAACCGACAATGATTTACAACGAAGAAATACCATTGCTAAATTATTAGTAGATTGGGGATTAGTTACAATTAATAATTCTCATCTGTTTTCTAACCACGCTCCTCTTTCTCAGATAAAAGTTATCTCACATAAAGAGAAAGACGATTGGAAATTAGAAACTAAGTATAACATCGGTAAGAAAAAATTAAGTAGTACATATAAATAATATTGCATAGTGTTCTCAAATTGGACCTTGCTGCAGCATCTCCAATGACCTGAACTTTTTTAGATAAACCTACACAAAAGGAGACCATTATGTGGACTAAACCTACAGCAAAAGATATGCGTTTTGGATTTGAAATCACAATGTATATCGCCAATAGATAATCATCCCTCGGGATGGGAACTGGTTGGCAGATCCAGTTAAAACTGCCAAAAAGGAATTATGCCGAATGGATAATTCAAATTTAATGTTAAACTTTCCCAGATGGGATTTTAACTCGCTTAATAAGGAGAATGATATGTTGTATTACGCAAACATGGCCATTGACGCCATCCAATCAGGAAAAACAACTTGGCTTCAGACTTTTATCAAAGAAGAACAAGTTCGTCAACCTCTTCAACAATTCGTAGAAGCACAAACAGCCTTTACTAAACAGATTACCAAATCTTGGTATGAGGTAACAGGCGCTGCATCTAAATCAATGGTTGAAAAGATTTTTTCCAAGGAGGTAAAGTAATGACTTGGCTACTACCTCAACTTAATCTTAAAGATGTTGACAAAGTATTTGTAGGATTTGAGGATCAATTTAATCGCATTGCTAAATTGCATGACGATATCACTAAAAATATTCCAAACTATCCTCCATACAATATCAGAAAAACTGGCGAAAATACTTATGCTATTGAAATCGCAGTAGCAGGATTCGCTAAACAAGATATTGAAATTGAATTTGTAGATGATAAATTGATCGTAAAAGGTACAACTCATGATGATCAAGGAGATTATATCTTCAAGGGAATCGCGGGTCGCAACTTTACTCGCACATTTGCTTTAAACGATCAAATTGAAATTAAAGGCGCCGAGATGTTTAACGGAATGCTTCAGATTGCTCTTGAGAAAATTATTCCTGAGCATAAGAAGCCTAAGAAAATTGAAGTTAAAGAAGCAGGCGAGACTCCTAAGAGTAGCAAGAAAAAAGAATTACTCTTAGAGGACAAATAATATAGGGGGCTTCGGCCCCCAATACATATGAAAAAAATTTTAAATTGGATCAAAGACGTTCTAAATAAATGGAACGAAAGTGTTTGTAAAATAAGACAATACGATAAAGATCCACCACATTGGTATTGATATAGAGGAACCTATGGTTAAGATATTTAAACTAATTACAAGTGAAGAAGTTATTGGCGCATATACTAAAAGGGGATCTAAAGTTTACATAGATAAACCTTGTGCAATTATGTTGATCTCTTCTAAATCCACCCCTGACAAGCATTCGATGGCACTAATTCCATACGCTGCTTATACCAAAGATCATAGAATCGAAATTGAAAAAAGACAAATTGTCTGGGAAGCTGAATTGGAAGATGATGTCTTAAATCAATATAATGCTATTTTTGGCTCGGGTATTCAAATTGTATCTGGGGAAATTCCTAGAAATATTCCAAACACCTCGCAACTCAACGTTGTAGGCGTTTAAATATTTGAATTTGAATCTGGAGAATCAAAGTTGCCTACGCCCAAAACGCAGGCAACTCTTCCATTGTGTTGAACGAAGCTCCACGTCTTTGCAGTAGCATTTATAAAGAAAATATATCCTGTACCATTTTCTAAATCTGTTCCTTGCCAAACAGGATCCTCACCTAGCTCGTATTTTAGTATCTTAACAACTTTATCTAAATCCTCGCACACCACAAGTTTACTTGATTCAAATTTTTCCGCACTTGCGAAAGAGGAGATAAGTAATAGAGCTGCGAATAAAAAGTTTTTCATAATTTTCCTTTAGGGTTCTTGATCTCGCAATCAACCCATTTTAAATTATTGTAATGCTGATAAGGCCATGTTCCTTTTGGAATCAGGCAACGACCTAGCTCTGGACTCACATCTATTCTTACTTGAACTATCGCCCAAACTAACCAAACTAGGTAAACGGTTAAAACAAATCCTATACCGTACTTCCATGCTTCGCATCTAATACGATTTAATCTTTTTCTTCTATAGGCTTCAGATATTTTATCTGCTGCCCGTTTTTTAGCCCAAGCAACAGATTGTTCTTTCTTCATTTTCTCCATCATTGCATACACTCTAGTATACAAATCACCTAACTCTGGAGGACAATTATAAACCATAAGTTCACGAAGTTCGGCTTCCATAGCTGTAAG